GTTCAGCTACCGCTACCGCATAACCGATAGGGTCTGTTTCCTTTAGAACATCTAAGTCCACACCCCGATTTTGCTGCGAAAGGAAGCTATCCAACGCTTGCAACTTCTGGGCGTATGCCTGTCGCTCATGTTTCACTTGCTCTAAATGACCACGTTCAGCTTCAATCGCCTTACGCTGTTCAGCTAGAGCCTGAGACTTCTTAGTGTAGTCCGTACCTTGTTGATAACCCTTGATAAGTTCGTCTAGTTCTACTTCGACTTCCTCACCAGATGCCTTGACTTTATATCTTGGCTTTGGTTCTTCAGATTCCTCTGAATACTCAACTTCGTCAGTCTCTTGAACTTCCTCTGTTTGACCCTCGGCTTGGCTGTTGTCAGCTTCCTCAGAATCACCCATCAGACTTTCAAACGCTGAAGCGGCTTGGTTTACATCTAGGCTTTCACTCCCATTAGGGTTGGTGTTTTCCATTTGTCATCTCAATAATCGCCAGAAACCTTCTGGACGGAGGTTAGGGTAAACCCTAAAGAATCTTCCACTTCTTCTCTTTAATCACAGTTTCCGAGGCTATGCCTTCTAGGTGTCCTGTAATTAGTTCAATAGACTTGATGTGCCGATAAGCATCTTCACGCTTATCACATTCTTCTGCACTTGTGTTAATTATTACACTAATCTGTTCTTTTTTCAAGTTATCTATGACTTCTTTAAAGAAATCATCATTTAATAGGTTTTTAGCCCATTGCGCCAGTACGTGCTTGTCCATATTGGTTTTGTATTCCAGAAATAATGTCGTTAATACTTAGGCTGCTTGCTGATGGCATACCTTGTTTGCTACCCAAAATACCCATCAAGTCGTTGTAACTCAAGCTAGATGGTCTTGAATATTGGATAGGCTCTGGCACTTGACCATAGTTAGGGTCTAGGAACTTTTCCCATTGAGTACCAATTAGTAGGTTTCTGTTACCAAAGTTAATTGGAGGCAAACCTGCAAATGGTGCAACGCCTGTCTTTGGAGGGGTAGCCCAATTAGCAGGAACTTCAACAATTGGGTATGTTGTTGGAGTTGTTGTTGTAGGATTTACAGCAGCGTTAATTCCTGCAATCGTAGTTCCAATTCCAAGAATTCTAATAATGTCTGGAACAGTTAATTTTGTATCTTTAGTAGGAGGAGTAGTAACTGTTGAAACTTCAGGAGTTACAACTGTAGGCGCAGTTGCTGTAGGTACTGTAGGTACTGTAGTAATTACTGGAATATCAGGTTTTGTAGGTCTTGTATCTTTAATTTCAACAGTTTGAGTTTCAACATTGCCACCAGATATTAAAGAATTAACAGCATTGATTACATCTGGAGATACTTGTTGTGGTCTAGTTGCAGTTGTAACAATAGCTGGAACTTGTGAAAGAGTGTTAATTAAATCAGTTGCAGTAATTGGTGCTCTAGCAGCATTAACAAGCAAAGTATCTGATGCGCCCGTTACTGGTATTGTATTAACAATTGATGAAATATCTGCCGCACTTGCGTTTTCTAAAAACTGAGTAATCTGTGCGTTTGTTAATCCTGCGCCTTGCATCTCTCCAATAAGTTGACCTTCAAGAGCATCGTTAAATTGCGCTGAAGTCATGTTTGATGCGTCTATTGGGCCACCTTGCAGATAGCCACTTAATGCACCACCTGCACCGCCTAATATTGCACCTTTAAGTGGGTCACCGCCAGCGATACCAGTTGTTAAGCCACCAAGAATAGCATTACCCAATGCGTTAGAAGCTACTGCACCAGCACCTGCACCAAGCAAAGCACCACCAAGCAATCCACCTGCGCCAGTAGCGGCTAATGCAAGTTGAACCATAGGCATCCAATCAGCAGCATCAGAACTAGATGCCCCTGTTGTATAGAAAACTGGAGTGCCATTAGGAGCAAACTCTACTCTATAGCCTGTGTTTCCTTTACCTGCAAATGTTCCACCAAAAGCATTACCTGTTTGACGTTCACTATAAGTATTGGCAACTGGTGTTTCTGTAAGTTTATTACCAAATGTTTCACCAACCGCAGCAACTATTTTACCATCTCTAACACTAATTTTGGATGGGTCAATTTGGCTGTAAGAACCACCATATTCACCACCACCATCAGTGTATAGACCATAAACAGTCTCTAGCTTTGCATCTTTTGGAATGTCTACTTGGGCGTAATATGTGCCACCTTCACCATCTGATTCTTCTTTAAGAAATACAGTTCTACTTGTGCCATCCTCGTTGCTATATGTGCGAACAGGTTGCCCGTTGTAGGTTTTACCAACTTCTTCAACAGGGGCGTAAGTTGTAACCTTACCAAACTGGCTAATGTCTGTAACACCAGTAGCGGCAATAATCTTAGCCATGTCAGCAGCGTTAGCTTCAACAGAACCATACCCTGCACCTGACCATTTATCAGTAGTACCTTGAGCAAGAATCTGATTTTTAATTTTAGTTACAATTTCTTCTTGTGATAATGGTGCTGCGACAGCAGAAGCCCCTAGTAATCCTGCTCCTATATTATTAGAAGTATTACCAATATCCCCTTGTACGCCAGTAACTGGAGCAGGTCTATCTCCAGAAGTAGTTATTAAAGTCCTATCTGCTTTAGCTGCTGGCTCTGTACCTTGCGCTCTTGCTTCGGCAACAGCATTTATAAAACTAGCAATTTCATTTGTATCAATAGTATTACCAAAGCCAGCCTCCCAAAAAGCCTTTCCGCTTGGGTCTGGTTCACGACCAGCATATTGTCTATAAAGGTCTTCAACAGTTGTGGGTAATGATGCGGGCGCACTTCTTCCTTCTGATTCACCACTATTGATAAAGTGAATATTAGCAAACAGTTCTGGCGTTAAACCATAAGGATTTGCTTTATATGCCGCTTCAACATCGGGGTTTTGTACAAAATAATCAATAGCCATGATTAACCCCTAATCTCTACGTTGGATGTAATGCCAGCACCAATCTTCATTGCTTTCAATTGTGCTTCAGCTTCAAACTCTTGTTGCTTTAATGCAAAGTAAGCCTGTTGTTTCTCACGCTCTAGTTGCAACTTAGCACCCTCTTTTTCACGCAATAATTGCATCTCAAGAGCCGCCTTCTGTTGCGCCATCTCCATGTCAATCTGCATCTGCTGTTGTTGCATCTGCATATCAGCTTGGGCTTTAGCTTGGTTAGCTTGTATCTCTGCCTGAGTCCTAGCCATCAAAGCCTGTACTTCTGGGGGCATCTGCTGTTGTTGTGGAGGAGGATTGCTCAATGCTTGGTCTTGCTCTGGGGTAATAGCTTTGTAGAACTCAGCACTATCTTTAAAGCCAGCAATCTCAACCATTCGTCCCAATGTGCCACGATACTGAGCAGGTGAAACGTAAGGATTGGCAGGGCCGTACTGAGCAATCAACTGCTCTTGTTTAGCAAGAACCATAGACAACATAGCCATCTGCTCTTGACGATTCCCTGCGCCTAATCCCACGTTAATGGAAACATCGTATTGGTTAGCCCATGTTCTAGGGTCAAACTCTACGAACTCACCACGCATACGCACCAAACGGGCTTTGTCTTGGTACTTACATAACAAATGTAGTATGCCCTTAAACAAAGACTTAACGCCTGTCTCAGCAAAGATACGAGCCATTAACTCAATCTTACCTGCGCCAGCTTGTTGCATAGAAGCTACTGCTGCTGCTGTCACGTTCTGTAAAACAGATGGGTCTAGCCCTTGTGAGGCATCAGACACGCCTGTACGCTTAGACTGGATTGTGTCCAAGTATTGAAGCATTGGGAAAGCCTGAGAAGCCACGTTCTGAACAACTAACTGTTGAACAGCATTAGGAGACTTGGCACGAATAACACCACCTGCTGTAGAAGTCAACAAATCGTCAATGTTGACCTGTCCTTCGATGGCAACTACTCTGGCGTTGTTCGTGAGATATAGGTTATCCAACATCTGACGAGTTATAGTGGTCTTGATTAACTGTAGGTCAACTGTTCTGTCAGCCAACGAGTTACCAAAGAACTTGTGTGGGATTGGAATAGGACAGATTGAGTGGAAAGGAACATAGTCCACTTCCTCAACCATTTCCTTACCCTTGGCATCCTCAAGAATCTCGTTAGAAGCGTAGAACACCTGTACCAATGCAGCAATGCCTTTGCCATCTAAGTCAGTCTTGACGTAGCACTCAAAGACTTCAATCTCTTGCATCGCAGGGTCATCTGTCTGCGTTTGGTAAGGTTGCTCACCTGCTGCGTAACGAGCCACACGCTCTGGTGTGTACGCTAGTGCATCACCCATCTGCAAGCCTTCTACTTGCTTCTTGTTAAAACCCATAGCAACCAAGGTGCTACGAGTCAACATCTGTCTGTGGGCTACGAAAGGTGAATCAGCAATAGTTCTAGCCTTCTTGCTAATCAAGAACTCCTCTGGGGGTACGTTCTCAATCGTTACTTTGCCTGATTTCTTCTTTTGTTGCACCACAACATTGTGTGTCGCACCCATCACAGGCATACCCATAGGGTCTATAACTGGCTGTCCCATTGGGTCAAATATTGGGAACTCTGTCGTATCTTGCTCGACAATCTCCATAGTCTCATCACTCATCAGCATCGCTAACTCGTCATCAGACAAGTCAAAGTAACGCTCTTTAGTAATGTCTTCTTTGTCTTCCCAATATGCTTTGACGATGCCGTTCTTTTGCATCAAGGCATCTTTGAACCAATCATGCAGAATGGCTACGCCTTCGTTATCCCTGTTGAATACCCAGTTGCAATAATCAGTAGCTTGCTTGGCAGAGGCTTCATCCCTTGGGCCTTGTGGCTCAAAGACTACGATATTGTCTGAGCCTGTAAAGATACGAACTAAGCTAGGCAGCGCACCATCTATCGCTTCTGCCACTTCTCCAGTAACGATTTGAGACTTTCCCTCAACTTCATTACCATAAGGCTGTCGTAGATAAGCCTCCAAAGCCTGTTTGCGTTGTTCAACAGTTTCACTTTCAATAAAGCCAATAGCGTCATCAATCTCTGCCTGTAGTATTGACTTCAGTTCGTTCTGTTCCATGTTTGTCCTTTGGAGGGCGACCCATTCGGGGTTTGTCCAATTGTAATGCTTTTACCACATTTTCCAACATTTCAAGACGCTTTTCAAGTTCTTTTACTTTAGGGGCTAAATTTGCACCCTGCATTTGTACGTACATCAGACAATCCACTTCTGGGTTTGGTTAATCGGCTTAGACCACGTTGAATGTCCCTCATCCAATCCTAGTGCTAAGTAACGGAATGAGTCCGAGCCATGTGATGACCAATCATGTAATGGACGCTCATAGAAAATCTTACGCTTTTCATCGTAATCTCTGCGGTAGTTTCTTAGGCAGTTCAGCCCTGTCTGGACTTTAGGAACATTAAACCAGCACCTTGGCAGCAACCTTCTTACCGCTTGGATGCCATCATCTAGTCCCATCCTTGGTGCTATTTTGACCTCTAGTCCTGATTCCTCAAGCATCTCAAGTCTGCTCTTACCAGTTCCAAGTTCTCTGACCCTAACGTCATGGGGCAAGATATGCTCTGCTTTGTGATAGTCGTTATCCTTAATCCACTTGACGTAGTGGTCTAAGCCTACTCCGTGATTCTCGTAGTAGTCAAGTAAGCGCACCTCAGTACCCACCAACTGAGCCACCCAGATAGATGTAGAGTCACCCATACCCAAGTCCCAAGCAGTAAATGTTCTACTCAGTTCCTCTCTGGGAATCTGTTGCATATGCTTCTTGTCTTCTAACTCGTTGAGGATTTGTCCATAATATGACCCCTCAATTGGCGCATCGAAACTGCACTCAAACTCTTGGCGGTACTTGCTTTCCCCCATTTCATTCTTAGCAGCCTTCAGTTCTACCTCATCTACAACCCCTGTCTCAGAGGCTTTGAACTCTAGCAAACCCCATCCATCCTCTGTTTTTGCTCTGTCTCGCAGTTCTTTGAAGTGGTTGTGTCCCTTTGGCGTACCAATAAAGAGACATTTCCCTTTTCTGTCAGCCAACGCAGGTCTAATTATGTCTGTCCAAATCTTAGGATTCTGGTCTCCAATTTCGTCCAATATGACGAAATCGAAATATTGACCCCTTAAACTATCAGCATTATCTGAGCCGTACAACTGGATTCGTCTGCCCCAGAAGTCAACTCGCAACTCAGTAATGTTCTGTGAGCCACCCAGAGGCTCTGCATACTTCACAAGGTAGTCCCATGCCACCCTCTTAGCTTGTCCGTATGTAGGGGCTATGTAGGCGTATCTAGGGGCTTCCTTTTGGTTGAGCAGAGCATC